GTTCAAACTCTTTGATACAATTTAATACAACATCCCTATATATAGCCTCTTTCTCACAGTTTATATTATTCCAGCAACCAAAAAATATGAATGAATTGTTCATAATTCTAAAACTTATTTTAACCCGATACTATTTAATAAGAGTATTAAAAAATAAAATGCTAGAGGGATAGGGGACTGAGAGACGGCATTATAAATAAATTGAATTGTGCTTTGCAGATATGGATGTGTTATTGCTATATTTTTTACAATATGTATCATAAAATGTATGTGAGACTGTGTAAGGAATGCTTATTTTTATAAGATCCGTGGGAACATATATCATCATATTAATCCACGATACGATGTTATTAATAGCCCTTTTTAAATTGCGGACACCATCTTCTTTTTCAATATTATTAATAATATGCCTCAATAGCTCGTTACTAAATATAATATCGCCTTTGTTAAAATTGTACTGTTTCAATATTTCGGGTATTATATAGCCCGAAGCTAATACAACCTTCTCGTCATTATCATATCCGCTGACATTAATAACAATCATCCTGTCTCGCAAAATTGGATTTATCAAAGAATCATCATTGTATGTAAAGATAATCATAGAACGCGATATATCAAAATCAATCTCTTCAAAATATCTGTCATTGAATTTGTCGTTCTGTACAGGGTCTGTTATATGTATCAGGGTATTGATGATTTCCTGCCCCTTATATGTATTAGATACCTTATCCAACTCGTCAAATAAAAATAGCGGATTCATTATTCCAGTTTTCATAAGAGATTCACATATTTTTCCATAAGTGGAACCTTCGTATGTATATGAATGTCCCTTGAGAAACGATGAATCATCTGTGCCACTCAGCGATATAAAGGCATTCGGATAATTCAGGGCATTACAAATACCTTCTTTAATTAGCTTCGTTTTCCCCACGCCGGCGCTACCTTGAATACCTATGATATATCCATTAGCTTTGGGAAACGATATTAATTGGGCTAATACCCTGACAATCTGTTCTTTGGCATCTTTGTGGCCGAAGATAGTCTCGTCCATACGCGCTCTAATATTATTTAAAAAATTACAGATTTTCTCATTACCGTCGGCAATTTTAATAGGAATTTCATAAAACTTATTAAAGGGAATATTATTCAAAGAAGATATCCACGAACTAAGCTTATAATATTCCGAAGAATTGCTATTCATCTTATTTAAACTTTCAATCTTCCATATGATGCTCTTCTTTGTTCTAATATTTATATCGGAGGACAATATTTTAAAACGCATAGGGACATCATAAGTAATCGTTGTTTTTTCAATAATATCTTCGTTATCTATTAGCTTCGTTTTATCGGCATCAGAAATAACATCAAAATATTTTTTCTCAACACTACTATATTTATTATAAAACCTATATGTTTTTTTATTAATAAGATGCTTACACAGATTTAATACATTATTATTTCTTTTGGTCTTATTGTCATTCCGTGCATTTGTATTTAAAATAACATATATCATTTGATTATGCTCTTCTTGATATTTATTAAAATAGTTATCGGGATTATCATTAATAATTTCATTCTGACAATCCTTATTTATAATATATTCTTCAGTCTCTTCAATGTATTCGCTTGTATCTTCTATTTCTTCTGTATCTTCGCTGGTCTCTTCGGCTTCTTCTTTATATTCGCTATCCTCGGTATCTTCTGTTTTTGATTCCGAATCTGATTCCGAATCCGTCTTAGATTCGCAAGATTTATCTTTGTGTATAGGGTCAACTTTTTTCATAATTTATGATTTTATAATATATATAGATTATTCATAAGTATTTTTTATATATACTCATCCTCATATTGATTGCCCCAGTAGTAATTGGTGGATACAGTTCTAACTATTCTATTTGTATATAATACAAAATATGTAAATAAGCATACAAATAGTATTACCATAATTAATATTAGTAAATCCATATATTTATTGTCTGTGTATATATTTACTGTGTAAGAGCTTACCATAATTAATGCCAAAAATAGAATGCATACAATATAGACATCGTAATTTTTATTTTCGTATTTGAGGACATCAACATTCATTTCAGAATCCGATTTTTTGCTATAGAGGACATCGTTCAAATATAACTTTTCATTATATATATTTTTAGATATTGTTACAAGTTTTTCGTTATTACCTTTTAGTGAATCATTAACAATAGAAGGAGACTTTAATATTATCATAAGCATTAACTCTTTTGCATTAGTATCCAAAAAGTTCTTGACATAATTTTTCTTGTTCGTTATATTATCAGTATCATATTCGTTCTTTTTTTTGCTTCCATCTTCGGTACCTGAACTTAATTTGAAACTATTAGCGGGACACAAATCATATCCAATAAAACTATTATCATCAGTAAAACCCTCTTCTATATATAGTGTATTCATTATATAATAGGTCATAAATAATATTATTATAACCACGAGACACCCGAGAGTTATTGATTTAATTAGAGGTTTTTCTACATTTGCAATATTTATTATTACTAATATAGCTATTAAAACGCCAACAATGATTAAATAAGATAGTACCTGGTTGTATAATAGATTATTTCGGGATTTATGTAACTCATATAGTGTCGTATTATTTTTAATTTTAGTTTTATACATATTTATATTTTGTTCAACAGTGTCCGTATTTGAGACTATATTATTATAATCTTTATCTATATCCCCGCTTGTTATTTTAACTATATATACCTTTTGTTGAATTGGCGTGTCACCACTTGATTTATTCAAGTTGTTATATAAATTAGAAGGAATATCATCGCTTTGTTCAAGTTCAATTACTATGCGTTTTTTCTTATATGTGTCCTTTATATTAGTAAATCCAATAGCTTTAAATGTTGTTCCGACAATTTTTATTCTATAATTCTTATTAAATTCGTGTTTTTTATTATTTTCAAACATATCTATAATTACTTTATAATCATCTCCGGAACCAGAATTAAATAATGTACTATCATTTTCTAATGTATCATGAGTAACTCCATTATCTGTTGATATTTTAAATGCAGATAAAACCTTAAAACTATCACATAGTTGAAAGTGTTCAATTCCTAAATTAGTAGTTGAAGTTGATATGTCGCTTTTAATTTTATTAATCTCTTGTTGTATCATTACATCATACTCTTTAAAAGGAGTATCATTATCGGCATTTGCACTAAATTTTTTGTATAAAATAGATTGATATTTTTTATCAGAAGCAGTAGTATCATCTGGTAGTCTTATATTTGTAGCAACAACACAAGTAGCCGCAAAAGCTGCTCTATAATCATTTTTAACAAAATCAATTAGCGCTAATTTAGCACAATTACTACTGCCTACTGTAGTATTTGCATTATTTAAAAAATCTTTTTCATAAGATATTGCCAACGCGCTAATTTTATATCTATTGTTATAAAATATATTTGCTGCTCTTATAGATGATAATAATAAGGCTTTGTAGCATAATAAATTAACTTCTAAATATTGTAATGTAGTTGAAAAACTACTATTATCAATATTATTTATCATTTTTATAAAATTATATATATAATATATATTTTGTTCATAATAAGAACCCATCTCTTTAGATGAAGCTTTTAGTTTATCAAAGGTGCCTTTTATTGTAACATCGGGAGCGTTTACAATAGCTTCTTTTATAGTTATTGCTGTTGAAGTAGAATCATCAGCATCATAATTAATTGGTAATGTATAACTACTTCCAACGAAAGTAATTTCAGTATCTGTAGTAAATTGAAAATTTGTAACATTAGTGGGTGTTAAAGAAACAGAACCTGATATTATCGTAGTTCCGCTTGTTATAGTATTAGTTTTTGGACGAATTATTGTAGTAGTGTGTACAGTTTGACCACCACTACTAATAGTGGGGCTAAAAACAGAATTAGCAGTAATTGTTACATTTTTTATTGAGTCTGTATCAATAGTAGCGCCTTCTGCAAGAGTAAACCCTCCTTGTACAATACCACTTATATATCCTGAAGTTGCTTTGTATGTATTTAGAGTAGTCGTAACTTTTGTTATTGTGCTACCTTTCAATATTTTTAGTTTGGTTATAGCTGCTTCAGTTATATTTCCCGAACTTATTTTTGCCTCTTTCAAAGTCATTTTCGTCATACTGCCTCCTATGTTATTAACTATAGAAGACTGACTATTACCTGTTTGTTCTTGATAAATAGGTTCATCTTCGCGATAATTATAATAATATAAAAATCCGAAATAGTATTTACTCGCAACTGTATATTGTAATTTATTAGAGTCAGTAAATATATAAGTATTAGCAGCGGCAAGATATGTAGTTTTTATTTCATCCGAATTTGATTCATAAATCATTATATCAGTAGTGTTAAAGAAATTTGCTATATTTCCAATATATAAATATATACCAATTGGCGGACTATCTGCATCATTTGTCGCATTATTTATAAAAATGCCTTTTGGTTCATTATCTATATCCCCACTTTTCAATTTTTTAGCAACTATATATATTCGCGTACTTGAACTAAATAAACTAATAATATCTTTTTCTTGATTTAAATAACAGGATTTGAGAGCTTTAATTATTCTAATAAATATTTCAATTGCATATTTTGAATATAATATATTAGTTATAGAAAATTTGTCGGGTTCAATATCTGTAGCACCTGTATTTAATTTAATGAAGCACAAGTGATCTTTATTACCGGATTGGGATGTTATATGACTATTCGATATTGTATTATAATCTGTAGGTCCATTATTTTTTGTCTGATTAAAAGTTGGCCACAAAGTATTGTGTAATAATTTTTTTAAACTAATAGCATTTGGTCCCAATGTTGTTAGACCATATGAATCATAGGCTAATTTATCAGTATAAGTAGTATAAATATCGGGGAATAATTTATCATAATAATCATCAAAATCATCAGCACCGGCTTGCACTTCTCTTTTACCATTTTTTATTTTAATATATAAATCCTTTAAATGTGACCTTAAATTACCATACTGTTGCAAATCGCTAGCTGTAATACTGTCCGCCATTATAATTTTTATATACTCTATTATTTTATAGATATAATATATTTATTTAAAATTAACTTTATTTAAATACAAGATCTATAGGAAAATGATTCGCCGCTATTTTCATTGTATCTATCTATTCTAACGATATCCCCGTGTTTCAATCCAATCCATTTGGCGATTGGGTCATTTTGTAGTATGACGTGCATATGCATTTTACTGCGAGCCAAATATTCTTTCATAAAATCCTTGACCTCTTCTTCGGTAAGCTTGGTATGTTTAGGGACATACTCGTGTTTCGTGGGATTAAACATCAATTGTTGGGAGCTAAAATATTGGAGATGTCCGCCATTTTTTTGAAATATTTTGTCGTATTTGTTAAGCTGAGATTTAACCGCAGTTGAAATAGATTCATTGTTAAATACAAGGATTATGTTGTTTTTACCACCGTATTTATTGGTAAAATCCTTAATATTATCGCCGTCCTTTAATTTCTCTTTGAGCTCGTTTATTATATTTTTTCTAAGATTTTTAGAGAGAGCGTACAATATAGTAGTATTTAATGTTTGAACATTAATAACAAGCTTGTCGGATTCAAAATCTTCTTTGCTAAGGGACAATAGTATTTCTTTAAAAGACGACACATCATCTCCGCGATTTACAAGCATATCCTCAATATTCGTATTAATAATATCAATATCCATTGCTTTATAATATTTGTCTTATTATTATATAATAATAAAAAAGTCAATTTTTAATTTATTATTTTGTCTCATCCGATATCTCCGCGCTTCCGATATCTATCATAGTGCCTTCAATAACCTCTTAGGGTCTATATAGCTTTTTTTGCATACATTAGAAGTATTGTGTAATTCAAAAGAGGTAAGCTCTAAAGCCTTCTTAACAGGATTCTTTTCATTTCTATATTTATGTAAATATTTATTGAATAAATTATTAGCGTTCCAAGTCCGCAAATCCTTAGTAGTTATATTAACCTTTAATTTACACATTAAATAATTATTAACATCATCGGCCGTTATGCGCCTATTATTATATTTAAATATATATTCGGAATATTTGTTGCATTCTGCGGATTCAGTAGAAGGAGTTGCGGGAATATCAAGTTTTTCCGAGAGATAAGCATATATATATTTATTTTTACAGATGGCCTGATTGCGTACGCCTTTTTTACCTATAAAATCAAAAGATACCGTGTTATCATTCAACAGCTTGATATGCGAATAATTCAATGTAGTTATTCCATAAGATTTATTCTGTTTCTCGTATTTTATATTACCTATTCTAAAACCACACGACAGTATTAATGTTATTATAATTGCTATAATTTTATTTTTTTCGTCGGACGATTTTAAATCTTTTGCTACCTGCTTTTTTATCTTAATAAAATGCTTATCAAATCTCTGTATTTTCTCGTATTTTTGTTCATTCTGCTTTTCAATATGCTTGGAATTATATATAACCTGCTTTCTACCCTTGCTATCATATCCATATGCTAATATTTTCTTATTATTTAATATTACTACATTATCATATGAAGGAGGTATTTTGAACTTTTTAATTTTATTTATAGTATCATCATCTGTTATCTTGCTCCCCACATCAGCTGTTCCTTCCTTGTCAGGCTTGCCGGGCTTGTCAGGCTTGTCAGGCTTATATTTATAATATTTAAATCCTGTAATATAGGTTCCTACCCTTTTTATTTTCATATGTTTATTTATTGTAAATAAATTATAATTATGATGTTGAAAAATGATATAAACATATAATTATATATGTATTCATAAACTGAATATATAATGGCAACGAAAAAAGCGACACTTGTACCTCCGCAAGCTCATCAACCCACCGTTGATTCAAAAGCTCCTAAAAAGCAACCAGTAGCTGCTAAATTGCCAGCAACTAAAACTGCTGTTACGGTAGATCCAGTAGCTCCGGTAGATCCAGTAGCTCTGGTAGCTCCGGTAGCTCCGGTAGCTCCTGGGGCATCAGCGACTACTGTTACCCCAGTTTCTCTTACTCCCGTGAAGACGGAGGATAATGCCGTTTCAGTAATTATCGAGAAGGTAAATAATCTGTTTGCAAGCTTTAAGGAAGTTCAAAATCTCCTGAAGGTGCTCAGCAAGGATTATGAGAAACAGCAAAAAATCATAGAGAAGGCGCAGAAGAAGCGCCAGAATGCTAAAAACTCACCTTCCGGTTTTGCCAAGCCCAACAAAATATCTGATGAGCTTTGCGATTTCATCGGTGTTCCCCCCGGAACTGAGAAATCTCGCACTGATATTACCCGCTTCATCAACTCTTATGTAAAGGAACACAATCTAAACAAGCCCGAGAACAAGCGCTTTATTCTCCCCGATGACAAGCTTAAAAAAATCCTAAATGTTGGCGATAAGGAGGACATCAACTATTTCATCCTACAAAAACTTATCTCCCATCATTTCCCTCCTTCCGCAAGCAAACTCGCTGCGTCCGTCTAAATCCTAATTATGAGACAATACTGTACTATATTATTTTTTTTACGATATTTATAATATTTTTATAAAAAAATGATATAAATGTTTAGCAATATAGAATAACAACCCCCTACATTTACACTATGGAAATCCCTATCCAAGTTGCTGATATTGCCATAGTCAATGATAATGATGACCACAATGATTATGATAGCAATCCTATTACTAAAACTGCAAATGGAGGAAATGCTTTTAAAAGTACAGGAAGCGCTATTGTAGATTATTTTATGCTATTTGTGAGAGATTTGAGTATCAGAGATAGCTACGATCATCTTGAAAAATGCTGGAAGGAAGACCCCAAAAAAACTGTCGCAATTATCTTCAACGGTCGCGATAGATTGAACGGAAAAAAGGAGAAAAAGATAGCTAACGAGGCCATGCTTTGGCTGCGCAAAAATAAATTTGAAACCTATATGTGCAATATCAAGCTATATGTAGAGAAATATGGTCGCTGGAAGGACATGCAAGTTATCGGCTATAATTTGAAAAGCATTGAACACAAGATTGAAATGAATATTATTGCGCAGAAATTGATTGACGATAAGATTAACTTGGATAATAATAAACCGGTATCTCTGTGTGCCAAGTGGGCACCCAGTGAGAATGATAGGAATGATAAGCGACGACAATTTGCTAAGAAAGTTGCTTCAATTATCTATGGGTGCAAAGATACTTATAAGATGTCAAAGTATAGGAAGCAATATCTTGTTCCTCTTAGAAAGCAAATAGATATCGTAGAATCTAATATGTGTGATAATAAATGGAAATTGATTAAGTATGAAAATATCCCAGGCGTTGCCTCTAATAAATTGAAAAAGGCATTTATTAAACACGATGAAGAAAGGTATAAAAAATATTTGGAAGATGTTGCAGCTAATGTTAAGAAAATTAATGTTACGGGAATTCTTCCACACGAATTGGTAGGTGTATATATTAAAGATATGGAAAAATATAGTAAAGATGAGATGTGTCAGACTACAGAGATGCAATGGAAGGCAATTGTTGAAAATGTTAGAAAATCTGGCAATTTTGATAACGCTATTTCTATCGTTGATGTATCCGGTTCTATGTTTAACGCTAATAATGGAAGTATTCCGGCACAAGTAGCAATTGCTCTTGGTATTATCACTGCTCTTTGTTGTAAGGGAGATTTTGCTAACAAGATTATTACATTTAGCGAAAATCCACAACTTGTAGATTTGATTAAAAAAGCTAAAATTAAAAATGAAGGCGATGAAGCTTCTAGCAGTTGCAGTGTTCCATCTCTTATAGAATGTATTAAGAATATTACAGGAGTTAATTTCGGATTTAGTACGGATTTTCTAAAATGTAATCAGGAAATTATTAACTATGCCATTAAATACAATGTTCCTCAAGATAAAATGCCTAAAAAACTATTTGTATTTACTGACATGCAGTTTAATAGTGCTATTTCGCAGAGTCTTGAAAGTTACGGAAGTTTTGGAAGTTTTGAAGAGTATAGAAACAGTAGAAATAATACAAATGCTCTTGATACTGTATATAAAAGCATTGTTAAACTTTATGAAGCTAATAATTACAAGTCTCCCAAGTTTATATTCTGGAATCTCAATTCAGATAGCAAGGAGGTTTTCCCAGTTAATTGCGATACAGAAGGTACTGCTATTGTATCAGGGTTCTCAGAACAACTCCTCAAAATCTTTATGAATTACGACGAATTCAAACCAGAGTTTATCGTTAATGAGATTCTTGCGCCATATCTTGAAGATATCATTATTAACAACGACTAATCAGCGACTATATTAGATGGGTTATAGGATATATGAGTTTTATGATATATATTTATTTTTTTCATTTTATTGCATTATTATAAAAATTTGATGTAATGGATGGTGTCATAAATGCCCTTGTTAAAAGAGTTAAAAAACTATATAATAAAAATATAGATTTGAACAAGTTAGAAGAAATAGGCTAGGAGACATCACGGAATACAAGGCGTATGAAAGCAGATTGCTTGTCTTACTTGTATAATGAAAAAAACAAAAGAAATGCCGGATTAAATACTCAAATGACTTCATTATATGTATCAAAGATTTTATATAATATAATATTATCTGTAAAAAATAATTATAAATTAAAAATGAAAAGAATGTATTATGGGTATCGCAGTGATGGCACTGATATCATATTTAATTGGAATAGGCAAGGCCGCCCATACCGGACAATATTCTGAGAACATTGTAATTGACCGCGAAGACATGGATAGTACCGGCAGTTCTTGAGGATAAAGATAGAACTGCGGTATCAATACGGGACATATTGAGGGTACCACTTGGCTGGTGTTCTTCGGGTTTTAGAGCGAATGAATAAACATTGATGCCCTTGTGGTACATATCAGGGGTATTCTCGTGGTGTTGATAGGGTTGGACTAACGAGAAATATTCGCCTTGTCTGGTGGCAAAGCGATCATTGCCGTTAAGCATTATTTTTGCCTGCATCACAGGGTTTTTAGACATTACATAGTTATTGTAAGTATCTTCACCGTTAGTAGTATCAGGATCTGCGGTTGAAAAGTTATTCCAATATACATCGTTAGAAGCGGAACTTCTGATAGCCCACACAAGTTCTTTACAGGGATGATTGAAGTTCATGCGTAAGCTCTTCATAGAATCGGGATTTGAGCCGGAAGTAGTTATAGTGTCGGTGCCTGTGAATTGCAGCTGTTCTATTAAATATTCATGGGATAATTGAGCGAATCTTCGGCGTTCATCGGTATCTAAGAAGATGTAATCAACCCATAAAGTAGGCTCAACGAGGGTCAGATCAGTATTAGAATAGCCATTGTTTGTTTCGCCTCCTAGTTTATCATTTTCGGCGCAATAATTTTTGGAGCTTACATCGCAAAGATTTGATACAGATTCGTATTCTATGTTAATTTTGACTTCGTGATATTGAAGGGCGATTAGAGGGAGAGCTAAGCCTACATTGCGACAGAACCAGAACTCTAAGGGAACATATAATTCGTACGATAATCCCGGAGATAATAGAGTGCAACAGTTCTCCTTGTTGGCGCCAATCATTTTATAGTAGCCTTCGCGCTTGCCGTAAGGTAGCGAAAGTTCATTCCAGATGTAAAGCCATTCCGAATAATGTTTATCTATGCGTTGTCCGCCAATTTCTAATTCTACGGTTTTTAATAACTTTTGGCCAACATTGGGAACTAACGCTATTTTGTTGGTACTGTGAGTATTTTTTAATTTTCCGTAGAAATACACTCTGTGTATTAAATCACCGTTGCGAGTAATTTGATAGGTGGCACGAGAGCCGAGCGAATTACTTCCCGAAGCGGTTTGTTGGATAGCTTCAATAGCAAAGTTAGTATGACGACGATAAACTACTTTGAAAAAGGTAATTTGAGGATTACCAGTTAAATAAACATCCTGTGCACCATAAGCTACTAATTGAAGAAGACCACCACCCATTTACGCTATATTCTTTATACTATTAGAGGAGAAAAAAAAAAGAAACATTATAGCAATTTAACAACATATATAAATAAATATATAATATAATTTAATTGGAATAAGCAAGGCCGCCCATACCAGATAATATACGGAGAACATTATAATTCACGGCATAGACATGAAGATTCTTTGAAATGTTAGCATTAGCGTAGCTACCAAGTTGGTTAATATCTAAATTGAGAACGGCGGTATCAATACGAGACATATTGAGAGTGCCACTTGGTTGGTGCTCCTCGGGTTTTAGGGCGAACGAATAAACATTGATGCCGGGGTTTGAAGGAATATTTTCGTGATGCTGATAAGGTTGTATTAAATTGAAATAAGAACCCGCTCTTACAGAAAAGCGATCATTGCCGTTTAATACGAGTTTGGCGGATTTTATGGGATTGGTTGAAGTAATTGCGCTGGTAGGAACATATAATTCCGAAGTAGCTGAATTATCATATTTAGTATTAGCAGTGGTTGAATAATTGATCCAGTTTTTATTCATTACCTCCTTTTCAGTAGCGGTTGCTGTGTGATCGGAAGAACAGAACCATACTAACTCTTTGCAAGGGTGATTGAAAGATAATTTCGGTTTAATAGAGGAAGCAGATGATACACTTTCGGTACCGGTGAATTGTAGCTGCTCTATTAAATATTCATGGGATAATTGTGCGAATCTTCTGCGTTCATCTGTATCTAAGAATATGTAATCAACCCATAATGAAACCGAGGGAAGGGAGAGAATATCAGTTGCAGAACCTTTGCAATTCTCTTTAGTTTCAAATAAGATGTTTATTTTAACTTCGTGATATTGTAGTGCGATTAAAGGAAGGGCTAAGCCAACATTGCGGCAGAACCAGAACTCTAAGGGAATATAGAGGTTTGCACCGGTATCAGCATCAGTTCCTAATTTTGCAAGCTTATCATTAGCACCTACCATCTTTTTATAGGCTTCTTTCTTTGATGTGGGAAGCGAGAGTTCATTCCATACATACATCCAGTGAGAATAATGCTTGTCTATCTTTTGACCACCGATTTCAATTTCTACATAGTTTATTAAACGGAGGCCGAAATAAGGGCATACTACTTCGCCCGAATAATAATTAACAACAGATAAATACATGCGATGTATTAAATCGCCGTTACGAGATATTTGGCAGGTTACGCGATTACCAAAATTGGGAGTTCCGTTAAAAGTTTGTTGGATAGCTTCAATAGCAAAGTTAGTATGACGACGATAAACTACTTTGAAAAAGGTAATTTGCGGATTACCGGTTAAATAAACATCCTGTGCACCATAAGCTACTAATTGAAGAAGACCACCACCCATTTACGCTATATTCTTTATACTATTAGAGGAGAAAAAAAAAAGGAAATTATATAACACGACACTTTTTATATTTATTATATTTTTAATTGGAATAAGCAAGGCCGCCCATACCAGATAATATACGAAGGACGTTGTAATTGACCGCGTATATATTGATGCCTTGATACGCCACACCTGAAACAGCAGGATTAGCATTAACCATCAAAGTTGCAGTGTCAATACGAGACATATTGAGGGTGCCGCTCGGTTGGTGATCTTCGGGTTTTAGGGCGAATGAATACACATTGATAGAATTGTGTACTGGAACATTGGTGTGATGTTGGAAAGGCTGAACATAATTGAAATAGTCGCCTTCTCTAACCGCAAAACGATCATTGCCGTTTAATTGAAGGATGGCATTCGCGAAAGGATTGACATTTTGCGAAGGCTTGATATCGGATATAACAAGGAAATTTGATGTAAGCTGTCCTCCTGCAATTGCATCACCGCCATCAGCTACACTGTATGATGTCATACCGTCGGCGCCATCCTTATTTGTGTAATCATACCATCTGGTTATATTGGTGGTAGGGGTTGTTTTTGCGACCCACACGAGTTCTTTGCAAGGGTGATTGAAATTGAGCTTGATTCGGTTGGTACCGCCAACGAGGGGTTCGGTACCTGTGAATTGTAGCTGCTCTATTAAATATTCATGGGATAATTGAGCGAATCTTCGGCGTTCATCGGTATCTAAGAAGATGTAATCAGCCCATAAAGATATATTTTTAATATCTTCAAAATCGGTTAATGCACCGGCTGCGGTAGAGGTACCCACACCCTTAGCTATGCAGCCGGCCTTAGTTTCAAAATCTATTTTTACTTTTACTTCGTGATATTGAAGAGCGATTAAAGGAAGCGCGAGACCTACATTGCGGCAAAACCAGAACTCGAAGGGGATATATAGAGTTGTGTCGGTGGTACCAGGAACGCCGTTTAATATATCTTTGTCGGCGCCAACCATAGTATCATAGGCATAGCGTTTGCCCATAGGAAGAGATAATTCGTTCCATATGTAAAGCCAATCAGAATAATGCTTATCTATTTGTTGGCCACCAATTTCAATAACAACGGATTTTATTAAGCGTAACCCGAGATAATTTTGGTATGTGCTGGTAGTTGCGGGAGTGAGACTTTTCTTTTTAGGAACATCAAGTTGTAAATACATACGATTTATTAAATCACCGTTGCGTGATATTTGGCAGGTTACAGTATTACCGTAACCGGCATTACCGTTGAAAGTTTGCTGGATAGCTTCAATAGCAAAGTTAGTATGACGACGATAAACTACTTTGAAAAAGGTAATTTGCGGATTACCAGTTAAATAAACATCCTGTGCACCATAAGCTACTAATTGAAGAAGACCACCACCCATTTACGCTATATTCTTTATACTATTAGAGGAGAAAAAAATATAGATTATATGACACAAAAATTATTTTTATTATATAAACCTTAATATTTATAATTCAAATATAATGATGTTTAAAGAGAAGTCGTCTAAAAAAAAATTAACAACAGATATAAATGAAACTGTTACTTTGGACGCGATGCATAATAATATGATAAAGGATTTTGAGAAGAGCGATAAGGAAAAGATATACTATCTTGAAAAACTCAGTTATTGCGAAGAAAAGAAAATGGAGATATTAAAAAGTATAAATAATACGGCTGATAAAGAACTTAATAGCCGGCTTTGGTTCAGTAATATAGAGTTGAACGAGCAGATAATAGATATTAAAAGTAAATTGAATGAACTCAATAATTTAGATGAAATAGAGTATTACAAGAATACGAGCGATATACTATTTCAATATTACGATACCGTAAATAAGCAATCGGATATTAATCAAAATATCAACTTTGTCAAAGAGTCCTTTAATAAACAGAAGATATATAAGAAGGAATCCAAAAAAAAGCGAAGTATGATCATAAATACTAACACGATTAATGTATTAGAAGCTCTTAATAACATAGATAATAATAATGTAATAACGGAAAATAAATGTGCTAATAGCGATAAAACGGTGGTCAATAAAATTAATGAGAATGATAATAGCAAGGTATATGACAAGAGTACCTTAGTAGATAAATATATGGCTATAATAAACAATAGATATGTCAGAACAGTAGAAGACGAAAACATAGAGATATGTAAGGTTTGTAAAAATAGTATGACTTGTCTCCAGCACGATGCAATAATTGTATGTAGTATCTGTGGATATCAGGAGCTTCTCTTGGTAGAGCAAAATAGACCGATATTAAAGCAGAATACCAAGGATACATCGCATTTTTGTTATAAGAGAATTAATCATTTTAGAGAGTGGTGCAATCAGGTTCAGGGTAAGGAGAGTACGGATATACCAGATGAAATATTTGAAAGAATTTTGACGGAAATTAAGAAGGAGAAAATAACTGACTTGAAAAAAATAACCTATTTAAAAATGAGGGATATTCTTAAAAGATTGAGGATAAACAAGTATTACGAGCATATCAATTATATTATAAACAGAATCAACGGAATACCTACGCCGCAATTCAGTCCTGAATTAGAGGATAAGCTATGTAATATGTTCAGAAGCATCCAAGCGCCTTTCTTGAAACATTGTCCGAAAGATAGAAAGAATTTTTTGTCATATAGCTATGTTCTCTATAAGTTCTTTCAGATACTCGGGCTAAACGAATACCTCAAATATTTTCCATTATTGAAAAGCAGAGAAAAGCTCTATGTTCAGGATCAGATATGGAAAAAGATATGTGTGGATTTAAACTACGAAATAATACCATCATTATAAACTGCTTACCGCAACTGCTAAAATATATTTAGAATCCGCAAATATTCCAGTAGGCAAGCATACCGCGATAGGTGTTCTTGTGGCTTCTTTACTATATAAAAGGCGTAAGCTATGCAACCAGATTTCAATAAAAATTGAAAATTAAAATTTGAGTACATCTTTCTGTTTTTTTAAAAATTTCAAAAGTTTTTTAGAAATTACAAAATAAATCAAGAGATGTACTCAAATTTTAAAATTGAAAAATATTGATATTTCAGTGTCTCAGATATCATCTATGTAATATCAGCATATTTATTATAATAATTGAGAGGCTAATGATATATTTATATTTATATTTATATTTTTTATAAGTAAAAGCTGATTATATGGTCTCTATTATATGGCATTCTGGTAATCTAATAATCTCGGTAATAACTATGAACTATTTGACTAGATATATTATATCTTACGAGGATAGCTTTATAGTTTTACAGTCTATGATTATATCTTTTATATTATTGAGAGCATTTGGCGAGATATTGTTTTATTTTCCAGATAATATTTATTATGATATGAATTGTATTGCATTCGCATAAATAATAAAAATAATTATAGGGAAGAAGAGGGGGCTATTATAATAACATAAAGGCGTTGGATTTTTGTAATCCTATGTTGCTCGTGGTTTGAGTAGCAATAGTAAATCGGTTTGCCAATAGTTCTAATATGTATATTGTCAGAGCTATTAGTATCGTGAGAGTAAATAGTTTAGCAGCATTAAACTTATTATCCTGTATTAACAACGCTATAAAAGCTATTATTAAAGCTTGAATAATTATTCTTAGTATTTTGTATAATAATATGTTGAAATCATCGTATTTTTTAATTGACATTTATTATTATGAAACATTTTATTTGTAATTATGAAAATATATATAAGATTATAAATATATATTTATATTATAAGATAGAAGCAGTAGTATAAAATGGCAGCAGTAGAAAACAACGCGATGGTATCAACAAAAGAAGTAGATTATTTGGATGAGGATAAGCCTATCCGTTGCCAAAACTTTGTGCTACTGTCTTTTTTGAGCCCAGAAGATGTTATTGTCAATAAACAAGCGTACATTTTTACCAAATTTATTGAGAAGTTTTCCGAAGATATGAAGAAGCTTCTTGAAGGCATCAAGGAAAAGAATCCCGAACAAAAGGGTATGATTGATACGATTGTTGATAATCACTCGTATATCTTTGAGCCCAAGGAAATGAACGAACAGCTTGCATTTTATAAATCAGTTAATAATGACAAACTTGAAGCTGAGTATCATAAAGATAATAACTTTATTACTTCTATGCGCGGCATCAAAGTTCGCGGCACCTTTGATACTATTGAAGAGGCAAAAGTCCGCAGTGAGTTTTTGAAGAAGATAGATAACAAGTTCAATATCTATATCGCGCAAGTAGGCTGTTGGTGCCCTTGGTCTCCTAACCCGGAGTCTCTTGAAAATCAAGAATACTCTGAGACACAGCTCAACACTTTGATGAAAGAGTATAAGAAGAATATGGACGATCGCGATATTGTCTTTGAAAACAGAAAACAAACGCTTGCTTCAAATGCTGCTCCAGTAGGCGATAATGTAGAGGCGAGCAATGAAAACGAAGATGGGAATATAGTAAAAATGGACGAGGTTAAAGAAGAAATTGAAAAGACTGATGTTTGGACTGAAAGAAATGTTGAAAAATAATCTATAATATATTATTAAGAATGAAAGCGATTGCTATATTTTTACTTTTTATAGGAGCTATACTAATAGTCCAAGGCTATTATGATAAAAAACTTACTTGCGGTAAGGAAAAAATAATAGTCAAATATATACCAAGAAGTACTTATGAAGAACAAATGAAACCCGAAGAAAGCCTTCAAACATTTTACAGGGGAATGTTTGAAGATATTATATTGCCTTAATTATTTTTATCCTCAATATTATTAAATGGATATATTAAGAAATATTGAAAAAAAAATATTAAATATCGCCAATAATAATAATAATAACGCAAGCGAAATTAATAATTTGAAAAAGGATATTAAACTATATTTGGATATTTTTGATAAACGCGAGGAAATAAAAAGAGAGAAGAAGGGCGTCTACGATGAACTATATGATAACAAAAGGAAGGCTTATCGCATCAGCTATGAAAACTATCTATCTGATAAAAAGGAATTAATGAAAGATATTGTAAAAGAAAAGACTAAGGGGGCAATTCGCAAATACTTAGAATGTAAATACGAGGATGAAGAGGCTGTCGCCAATATTCCGGATATTTATACATACGAAAATATAATACTACCGAATAATCACGAAGATTTTGATATGCCATATGTTCAACAGGTTCCCGTAAATAACAAAAAAGACCATATGATTCCTGTTGAGCCGACCAAGCCTCTCGTAGCAAAACCTGATGAAAAAGAATGTCCGGAAGGTAAAGAAATAAATCCAGTAACAAAGAGATGTGTTAATGTGTGTAAGGACGGCCAAGTAAGAAACCCCAACACAGGTAAATGTGTAGCATCTGCCAAAAAGCCTAAGGCCGAACCTAAGACCGAACCTAAGGCCGAACCTAAGACCGCAAAGGAGAAGGAATGTCCCGAAGGTAAAGAAATAAATCCAGTGACAAAGAGATGTGTCAATGTGTGCAAGGACGGACAAGTAAGAAATCAGGAGACAGGGAAATGTGTCGCCGCTAAGAAGAAATAATGTATAATGCATCACCCCATCCCTTGTCTGTCATTATTGTTATAACTCTTGTAAAATTATATCTTTTCAGAAAATCATCTATATCTTTTATACACGGACAATTTTTATACAATTCTATTTCGTGTATTTTTATGTATATGGCTTTTGTGTATTTCAAATAATTTGTAGCGCCTTGCAATGCCATTAGTTCCGCTCCTTGGATAGCTATATTCAGAAAGTTATATTCGTCGGCTTTAATACCTTGAATATCAAGAAAGGTATCTATGGTTATACTTTTGGATTTTGTACTATTACCATATGATATGTCTGGATAAACTTCTGTGTGTCTATACATATCTAAAATACTTGATGAAGCCGTATCATTCGCCTTGTACAATATAACATCACAATCATCTTTATCAGTTATTATATAATTATGGACAACTATATTATTATTATTAGCAATTGCTACCATATCATCATTTCCCTCTATCCATATTATATCATCCTTCACGAAGCCCATTGTAATGTATATAGACAATTCTTCGCATTTATGGGCGCCTATATGAACGCATTTGTTTATTTTAATATTATTAGTATTCAATAATTCTAATAAATAGCTCGGATTTAACAACATTATACTATACAAAATATAAAATTATTGCGTAATTATATTCAATATCTAAATATAATATAATATTAGGTTATTAAACTTAGTATATTAATGAGTACTAATAATGAACATAATGATATAAATGATCCCGTGGTACAAGATGTTTTAAATGAATTCAGAGATGAATTATTAATATCTAAAAATAATAAAGATATGAGCTTAAATAATCCACCTCTTACAATACAAGATATGCCAGGTGGCAATCAATCTAACCCATCTCATCCTTCATATCCGCATTCGCAGCCTCAACAGCCTCATTATCCTCAACAGCCTCATTATCCTCCTTCGCATCCTCAACAACATCCTTATCCTTCTTCGCATCTGCAACATACTTCTTATTCGCCATACGCTCAAATGAATAAAAATGATTATATGCTATATATGGATATTGAATTGATTAAGAAGAATCTCATAATAGTTATTATAGTATTCCTGATATATTTTAGCGGAATAATTAATAACATTTATGATAGGATACCAGAATATTTACAAGAAAATATCCTGTCCCTTGATGTCTATATCAAAACCGTATTGCTATTTATTATATTGTATGTAATATCTTATGCCGGATATATATGATATTTTTAATATTTATATGAATAATTTACATCTTGTGGGACAGCTACAGTAGCTGTCTTTGTAGGAAGAGTAAAATATTTATATACAAAGAATACTCCTATAAAGAAAGTTAAAAATATAGAGAATATAGTAGTTCCAAATATTATAGTGTAACTGGATGAATCATATATATCTTTATTCATTACAACGATAGATATTATCATAACATTATATAAAATAATTATAAGAGAATAGATTGCTATAAATAGATTTAAATTACTATAATATCCCCACGCTAATGCTACAACAATAATTATACTTGCGACAGAATAACCAAATATTATAAATACTTCCTTTACAATATCATCATTTTCCGCTTGTGAAACAAAAGCCTCTTTCATTTTTATATATCTAATAATTATTAAGATTATTATTACAATTAATAGTTGTAATAGTATTACAAGTCTTATAAAAGTTTTTAACATCTGTATTCGTTCTAAAAGAGTTCTTATCAACATCTATGATTTTTATAGAGCTCAGTTTTTTTGCTCGCGATAATGCAGTATATGACTGTCCGCAAGTAAATATATTAGGCCCCAAATCTAATTCAAGGGCATCTATCGTCATACCCTGAGATTTATGAATAGAGAGAGCGTAGCATATTCTAATAGGCATATGTATGATATAAGAGCTTTTTGACGAAACCTTATTATTGAATGTATCTGTAAAATATTTAATAGTATGAATATTACCGTTTATATCATTGATAATTACATAGTCGG